CCGGTTAACGTGCTGGAGAGCATTAAGTACCACGACGATGCGATTTGGCAGAACATTCTGGCTCAGTTTGCCAACAATGGTAGCTCAGGCAGTAAAGACGACGACCAGATTATGTTCTTGAAGGCTACCAAGTTTACTGCAGATGTTGTGTGTGACGTGATCAACAAGTACGCTATTCCACAGCTAGTGGACTTCAACTACTCGCGTGTAAAGTACCCCAAGCTACGTGTACGACGTATTGGTGAGCAGGCTGACTGGCGTACGATTAGCTTTGCGGTTCGTAACCTGGTTGGCGCAGGAGTGGTTGTGCCTGATGACCCGCTCGAGGACAACCTGCGTGAGGAAATGGACTTGCCAAAGCGTGATCCTTCCACCGTTAGGCAGGTCAAGACACCACAGGGTGGACCTAGCGCACCTAAGCCTGGACGGGCTGGTCCGCCACGACAAGGACCTCCGTCGGCAAACCAAAAGGGAGGCAGTGCAAGTGCTGGGCGTGACGGCTCAGGAGGTTAGGCATCACTATGTTATACGTAGCCGTTGCGTTTCCTAGATGTATTCAGATATCATAAGGTGAGAGGAGGTCCAACGTGAGCAATACCGTAGGGTACTGGGTCGATCTGCAAGGTAAGCAGTTCGACGAAGATGGTTGTCTCTGGATTCAGGGCATGCCGTTGGGTACATACGAACACCCGCTCTTCGGTGAGATCACGTTCGACGCGGACAGGGTTAAGAGGTTTGCCGACAGCGTGACCACTAAGGTTCGCGGCCAGGACCTCGACATCGACTACGACCACAAGGCGGATACCAAGATCGCTGCTGGTTGGGTCAAGACCGCCGAAGTCCGCGGGAACGATGGTCTCTTCCTGAAGATTCAGTTCACCGAGAAGGCGCGCAAGCACCTTCACGATGGCGAGTACCGGTACTTCAGTCCAGAGTACCAAGACGAGTGGGAGCACCCCAAGACCAAGCAGGTCCACAAGGATGTCTTGTTCGGAGGTGCGCTTACCAATCGTCCGTTCCTCAAGGACATCATGCCCATCAACCTCAGTGAGGTATTCGACAATGCGGGGAAGCCCATGACAACTAGTGAGGAGGCCAAGAACATCCGCACGAAGCTCGGTCTCCCTGAGGACGCGAGTGAGGCGGATGTTCTGGCGGCTCTTCCGGCCAAGGATAAGCCTGCAGAAGACGACAAGCCTGCACCTGATGCGCCGGCAGCTCCGCAGCTGTCCGAAGAGGATCTGAAGAAGTTCCCCTTCCTCAAGACGCTGCAGGAGCAGGTCTCGGCTCTTCAGGCGAAGCAGATCGCAGACGCCAAGGAACTGTCCGAGCTGCGTCGGGCCAACAAGCTGGCCGAGGTCACCAAGACCGTTGCGAGTCTGACCGATTCCAGCAGCAAGATCGCCCTGTCCAGCACCGCTCGAGAGCTGGCTGGCAAGATCCTGCTGGGCGAGGATGTTCCTGACAGCATGCAGTTGCTGTTGAACAGTCTCGTCAATGGCTCTGCAACCGTGGAGCTGGGTGAGCGTGGTCGCGCACGTACCGAAGGTGAGAAGTCCGGCATCCAGGAGCTGAACGACGCCGTTGCAGCGGCACGAGCTGCTGACAAGGAGCTCACCTACAGTAGCGCTGTGACGAGGGTGCTCGCCGAGAAGCCGGCACTGTACAGTGCGTACCGTGACAGCCTGATGGCAGGAGAGGGGGCGAACTGACATGGCTGGTCCCAACATGGTCTTGGACAAGGGGTTCAAGGTCGCAGCGGCTGCTAGCAACGTCGAAATCGGGCGTTGGTGCAAGTTCAACACAGGCACTACTGGTGACACGGTTACCACGTCAGCAGCTCCGGTGGCGGCCAACCCGCCTGCGGTAACTGATGTGCTGGTCGGCGTGTACATGGAGACCTTGGACGTTGCTAAGGTAGCGACAGGTAAGGCGACTCTGAACGTGCGTGTGATGGGCATTGCTCGCATGCGTACGAGTGCAGCCGTTACAATTGGAAGCCGCGTGACGTCTGATGCTGTAGGTAAGTGCATTGCTGTGGCACCTACAGCTGGTCAGTCCATCTGGTTTGGTGGTATTGCGATGACCGCAGCTTCTGGCGCAGACCAGTACATCGACGTGCTTCTGACGCCTGGTGGCGTCGCGACGCACGGTGGAACGTGACAGATAGGGAGGAGGGATAATGCCTGTTTACAGCCCCAGTGGATCCGGCAGTGTCCACGTAGACAAGGTCCTGACGCAACTGGCGATCGAATTCCCGATCGACATGAACTTCGCTGGAGAAGTCCTCTTCCCTGCGGTTCGCGTTCAGAAGCAAGCAGACAAGTACTACCTGTTCGACCGAGAGAACACCAAGCTCGAGCTGCATGACACTCGGGCGCCTGGTTCCATCGCGAACGAGATCCCTGGACGTACTGTGTCCACGGACAGCTACTACGCGAGCGAGCACGCACTGCAGATTCCGGTCACCGATGAAGAGCGGCAGAACGCTGACACTCCTCTGACGCCGGATGCTGACGCGACCGAGCTAGTGACTCGGCGCATTCTGCTGGCGCGTGAGAAGGCCATGAAGGACATGGCAACCACGGCTGCGAACTATGCGGCTGGCATGTCCACTACGCTGGCCGGTGTGAACCAGTGGAACGACTACGCGAACTCGGCGCCCATCAGCGACGTGAAGACCGGCATTCGTGCCATTCACTCGAAGCTGTTCCAGGTACCGAATACGATGATCGTTCCTTGGCTGGTGATGTCCACGCTCGAAGACCACCCGGACTTCATCGAGCGGATCAAGTACGCTGAGCGCGGCATCCTCACGAGGGACATCATCGCCGCAATCTTCGGTATGCCGAGCCTGATCGTGCCCGGCGTTGGTTACTCCACCGCTGCTACTGGTATTCCGGCTTCGGCTGCGAACATCACGTACTTGTGGGGTAAGGATGTCATCATCGCATGGACGCCTCCGGGTGCTCCGAGTATGCGCAACGTCGGCTTCGGTGCCGAGTTCAACTGGTCCTACCCTGACGGCTTGGTTGCGCAGGTTGACCGTTGGCGTGAAGAGCCTCGGAAGTCGGACCTTGTTCGGTACTCGAGGCGCTACGACCTGAAGCTGATCGGGCACGAGGGTGATAACCTGCTTATCACTGCGTACCTGATCAAGGCTGCGATTGCGTGACGGGAGGTGAGTAAGTTGGCACAGACGGAAACTAGGTCGGCATCGGCAGATAGGTGGATTGCGCAGACGTCCATCAACTACCGCAGGGACGGCGAGAGCGACAACGTGCACATCCCCGAGGGGCACGAGGTCAAGGGCCTTCCCAAGGAGGTCATGGCTGACCTGTATGCGAGTGGCTCCATCGTCAAGCAGTCTGACCTCCCTTCGCAGGCAAGCGAGAAGCTCGACCTGCAGGAGAAGGTGGACGGGCTCACCGAAGAGAACAAGCAGCTCAAGGAACGGATCAACTACCTAGAGCAGGAGCTCATCGAGGCCAGGAAGACTAAGTGAGGTAACCAATGGCGCACATCCTTATTGCTGACGCGCAGGCGTGGGCTGAGCCTACCAAGCTGCAAGTCACTACTTTTGATGCTGCGTTGCTGGCTCAGGTCGAAAGCCAGGTGCTGACTCGTCTGGACACTGCGTTCGACATCAGCACCTGGCTCGACTCTACTAATACACCGGTGATCGTCAAGTCGATCATCTCCATGTTCTACGTCTCGTGGGTGTACGACAAGCAGTACTCGGAAGAGCAGCGTGATCTTAACCAGTACGCGATCCTCTTACGAGCGCAGGTCGAGTCGTTGATGACTGGACTTCTAGATGGTAGCATCGTCATTGACGATCAGCCTAACCCTTCCGATAGCCCCGTCTTCTATCCGACCGACGCATCATCTGCACTCGCGCCTACGTTAACCGACATGTCCTTGGGGGACGCTAAGTTCTCGATGGGGAGGGTATTCTGATGACTTTGACTGATGTGTTACTCCTGATCGCTGACGTTCTGTTGCTGGTGATCCTGCTTCGTCCGGTGGTGATGCGCTGATGGCTACGTGTCTCGCGACTGGATGCAACAGTGAAGCAACCAGTCAGTGGTTGCGGTGGTGTACTCAGGATGAACTGAACGACTATATGGCGAGCGGTGATCTGCCTCAGGGTACGACCGAAGCTACTCGTTCCATCTACGCGTGCGACGACCACAAGCTGGAGACGGACGAAGGTGAGGCAGACCTGGCCCTCATGTCTGTGACACATAAGAGCGTCTGCCAGGCACCTCCCGAGTGCACGTGTGACGTCGAAGTGCCTCCTGCAGCCGCTCAGCCCAAGGAGTAGGCTATGGTTAGGACACTGCCTCGTCTGGAC